AAATCTGGAGAATTTAGATCAAACGTTCATAGAGGAGCTGTAGCAGAACCATATAAATTATCTGATGAAGAAATAGAAATTGTTTTAAGAACAGCTAGAGCTTCAAAAGCATATCTTGTAGGTGTTGACCACATTATATTCAAAGATAAAATTTACGTATTAGAAGTAAATGGTTCACCAGGTACAGGTGCCGATTATGAAGGATATCATTATGAAGATTATGCCGATACACCTAACACAACAGGCCCAATTAGAGGCAAACAATTAGTTGATAACGTTATTGATTATGTAAGTGATAGGGACAATTGGGACCGTCAATCAATCATAGAAATTGGTTATATTGAAACTATAGAATTAAAAAGTGTAGGTAAAGTCAGAGCAAAATTAGATACAGGTAATGGTGCTGAAGTCAGTGCTTTACACGCTGAGGAAATAGAAATTAAAAATGGTAATGTAAGTTGGAAATATGATGGTAAAAAACATACAAGTAAACTTATTCGTAAGGTAAAAATATTTAGAGCCAATCACGAAGATGGTGATGGTGAAGAAAGGCCAGTTGTTAAATTAGATTTAACATTTAATGGATTTGTTTATAAAGATGTAGAATTTGGTCTTGATGAAAGAATCAGATCACGTAATGACGTGTTGTTAAATAGAGATATGATAAGAAAATTTAATGCATCTGTTAATCCGAATCGTCAGTTTGTATTAAGTAGAAGAATTAAACCTATTGATAAAAAGTAATTTTTTAATTATATTATGAAAAGAAGAATGAACGACAATTTCAATCAAATTATTTTAAAAGAAATAAAAAATCCTAATCCAATATTTTTAGATATAGGTGCTGGAGAAGCAGAATCAATTAATAGATTTAAAAACATATTACCTAACTGTATTATGCATAGTTTTGAACCTATAGAAGAAAGAATACAAATAATTAAAAGCTGGTTACAAACATTTACTCATAACAATAATATAACTTTAAATCATTGTGCTATGGGAGACAAAATAGAAGAAAAAACATTTTACGTAAATGGAAAAACAAAAGCATCTAGCTTTTTAAAATTGAATGAAAAAAATAAAATAGATTCTTTAAAAAAAGAAATTAAGATTAATGTAAATACAGTAGATAATTATGTAAAACAAAATAATATTAATCATATTGATTATTTAAAAATAGATACACAAGGATATGAAGAAGAAGTTTTAAAAGGTTCTATTGAAACCTTAAAATTAGGAATAGTAAAATATATAGAAGTTGAAATAATACTATCAGATTATTATGAAAAGACCACTAATTTTTATGATATGGAAAAAATATTATTACCATTAAATTATAGACTTTATCATATACAAGATATTATATGTAATGATGGTGGGCAAATAGAACAAATGGATGCTCTCTACAAATTAAGATAATCTATTGACAAATTAACAAAAGTATTATATAATGGAACAAAAGGAGTATATTATGTCAGAAGTGAAAATATTTAGACTATCAACAGGTGAGGATGTTATAGGTCAAAAATTAGAAAACAATAACACAGAATCTACACAAATAAAACAACCATTCGTAATTGTACCAATGCAATCTAAACCAGGTGGGCCTATATCGTTAGCATTAACACCATATTCGCCTTATGCTGAAGAAGATACAGTTACAATAAAAAATAATAATATAGTTACAGAAGTAAATCCTAAAGTAGATATAAAAAATTCTTATAATCAACATTTAGGTGCTGGAATAATTGAAGTAAAAAAACCTAAATTAATCATAGATTGATGATTGCTGTATATTTTGTTAGAAACGGTCTGAAGATTAGAGTTGATGTAAATGAAGGATCAACTTTAATGGAAGCGGCAAAATATTATAGCAAAATTAATATAAATGAAGTTAGAGCTGATTGTGGTGGTTGTTGTGCCTGTGGTACTTGCCACGTTATTATTGATGAAAGATGGATAGATAAAATTAAACCAGCAGACGAAAACAAAGCAGAAATTGAATTATTAGAATTTGAAAAACAATACAAAAAAGGATTGAGCAGATTAAGTTGTCAGGTTGAACTAACAAAAGAACACGACGGATTAATCGTTCATTTATTGGATGAAGATATTAGATAATGTTTTTAAAACCACTAAACAAATATGTAGCAGCTGAGTTTGTTGCTAAAAGACACTATTCGGCAGTAATGCCAAAACTTACAAAATATTATCTAGGTTGTTTTATACAAGATGAATTAGTAGGTGTAATTACCTTTGGTTGGGGTACAAGACCTAAACACACTATACAAAAGTTATTTCCACAATTAGATACAAAAGATTATTTTGAAATAGGTAAGATGTGTATGGATGATAAAATGCCTAGAAATTCAGAATCACAACTATTATCTTTATCTATTAAATGGTTAAAAGAAAATACTACTATTAAATATTTATTTACTTGGGCTGATGGTCTAGTTGGCAAACCTGGTTATGTATATCAATCTGCTAATTTTTTATATGGAGGATTTTCAATAACAGATACTTATGTTACTGAACAAGGAGAAAAAGTACATCCTAGAACTATGCAAGGCCATATACCTAATACAAAGAATAGAAAATATGGTATGAGACCAAATCCTCAACAGTTGATAGAATTAAAATTAAGTAGAGTAAAAGGTAAACAGTTTAGATATATTTACCCTATGACCAAAAAAGACCGAAAAGAACTAAAAAAATCAACAGTAAAATGGTCTTTAAATTATCCTAAAGATAAAGATCTAATTTGGTTTATAAAAAAACCAGGTGAAACAGAATATAAAGAAACAAATAAGATACCATTTGACTTATCTAAAGAAATGGTGTATAATAAGAGAAATGTTAATATGTATAAAAGTGAGGGTAATTTAAGTGAATTTCTATAAATCGGTAATAGAACATAGAGGTAAGCTCTTAATTAGAGGCATACACGAAGGACAAGAATATAAAGAAAAAATAGATTTTGGTCCAACTCTTTATTCTTTAACACAACAACAAACAGAATTTAAAACTTTACAAGGTCAATATTTAAAACCTATTACATTTAAAACTATTGATGACGCTAGAACATTTAGACGTGAAGTTGTAACAGAAAACTCTCCCATATTTGGTTTAGAAAGATACCATTATCAATATATTGGTAAACAATTTCCTAATGATATAAGTTGGGATAAAAAGTTTATTAAAATATTTACACTTGATATAGAAACGGCCTGTGAAAATGGTTTTCCTGATGTAGAAAATCCTATTGAAGAACTGCTTTGTATTACAGTTAAAAATCAAAACAATAAACAAATAATTACTTGGGGGGTTGGTGATTATAAAACTGATAGAACAGACATAACTTATATTAAATGTAAAGACGAAAAACAATTAATGTTTGAATTTATGAATTTCTGGACTAAAAATCATCCAGATGTTATCACAGGTTGGAACACAAAATTCTTTGATTTACCATACCTGATGAATAGAATTATATTAATTGCTGGAGATAAGGTAGCAAATAAAATGTCTCCTTGGGGATTAATTCAAAGAGAACAAATATTAGTAAGAGGTAGACATAAAACAGTTTATGAAATAAAAGGTATTACTAATTTAGATTACTTAGACTTATATCAATGGTTTATTCCTACAAGACAAGAGAGTTATAAATTAGATTTTATTGGTGAACTGGAACTTGGTCGTGGTAAAGATGAAATGAAACACGATACATTTAAAGATTGGTATACAAAAGACTTTCAATCGTTTATTGATTACAATATACAAGACGTGGAAATTGTTGATGCCTTAGAAGATAAACTTGGTTTGATTGACCTATCATTAACTGTTGCTTATGAATCTAAAGTAAATTACGGAGATATTTTTTCACAAGTACGAGTATGGGACACACTGATAGCAAATCATTTATTAAAGAAGAATATTTGTATTCCACCACGTGAAGATAATATTAAAAATGAAAAATATGAAGGCGCTTATGTAAAAGAACCACAATTAGGAATGCACAAATGGATTGTTTCATTTGATATTAACTCACTATATCCACATATCATTATACAATATAATATTTCACCAGAAAAAATCATAGGTGAAAAACCATCAGGCATTTCAGTAAACAAAATGTTAAATCAATCTACACCTCTAGCATATTTAAAAACAGAAGGCGCTTGTATAACTCCTAATGGTGCTTTGTTTAAAACAGACAATCAAGGTTTTTTACCAGAGATGATGGAGACAATGTATAATGAACGTGTCATTTACAAGAATAGAATGTTAAAAGCAAAGAAAGAATATGAGATAACTAAAAATCCTGAATTGATAAAAGAAATATCTCGTTGTCATAATATTCAATGGGCAAGAAAGATTGCTCTAAACTCCGCTTATGGTGCTGTTGGCAATCAATACTTTAGATACTATGACGTAAGACAGGCCAGTGCCATTACAACAGCAGGCCAGTTTATCATTCGGTTTATAGAAGAAAAAGTTAATACATATTTAAATAATATATTAAAGACTCACGATAAGATAGATTATATTGTGGCTTCAGATACAGATTCAATCTATGTCACATTAGATAAACTTGTAGAACATACTTGTAAAGATAAAACGGAAGACCAGATTTGTAATTTCATAAACAAAGTAGTTGACAGTAGAATTGAACCATTTTTAAATAAATGTTTTGAAGAACTTGCTGATTACACAAACGCTTTTAAAAACTGTATGGTAATGAAACGAGAAGTAATTGCCAACAAAGGTATATGGGTGGCTAAAAAAAGATATATGTTAAACGTATTAGATGAAGAAGGAGTTAGACTTTCAAATCCTAAATTAAAGATTATGGGTATTGAAGCAGTTAAATCTTCAACACCACAAGTATGTAGAGGTAGAATTAAAGAGGCTATTAAGATTATAATGAATAAAGACGAAACAACATTACAAAGTTTTATTGCTGATTTTAAAAAAGAGTTTTTTACTATGTCGGCTGAACAGATATCCTTTCCAAGATCTTGTAATAATATGAAGAAGTATTATGATAGTAATAATATCTTTATTAAAGGAACACCAATACACGTTAAAGGTGCTCTAATCTATAATCATCAAATAAAAGAGTTTAAACTTAAAAACAAATATCCTTTAATACAAGAAGGAGATAAAATTAAATTTCTTAAACTTGTAGAAGCAAATCCATTTAAATTTGATGTAATCAGTTATATTACTACACTACCAAAAGAGTTTAAATTACAACAGTATATAGATTATGAAACACAATTTGAAAAAACATTTTTAGATCCAATGAGATTTATATTACAGTCTATTGGTTGGTCACAAGAA